AACCTTGAAATGCAATCAGAGCCAATTGTTGCTAAAACACGTAAGTTAAAAGCAGTTTGGACTCCTGAATTTGCTCAAGACCTTAATGCTTATCACTCAATCGATGCAGAGGCTGAGTTAACATCAATGCTTTCTGAGTATGTATCAATGGAAATCGATCTTGAAATCCTTGATATGTTGATTTCAGCAGCTCCTACGACTGAGTATTGGTCAGCTCGAAACAATGTTATCTGGAATGGTACTACATTTGAAACAGTAGCCGTAGGCACATCTAATGCATTAGGTGATGGATTCTATAACACTCAAGGTGGATGGTTCCAAACTCTTGGTACTAAACTTCAAAAAGTAAGTAACAAGATTCACCAAAAAACATTGCGTGGTGGTGCTAACTTCCTAGTAACATCTCCAGCTGTTGCAACTATCCTTGAGTCTATTCCTGGATTTGCTGCTGACACAGATGGTACTAAAATGGAATTTGCTGCAGGTGTTCAGAAAATTGGTGCAATCAATAACCGATACACTGTATACAAAAACCCATACATGTTAGAGAATGTGATCCTTATGGGATTCCGTGGTTCTCAGTTCCTTGAAACAGGTGCTGTATTTAGCCCGTACATTCCTCTAATCATGACTCCATTAGTATACGATCCAGTAAACTTCACTCCACGTAAAGGTGTCATGACACGTTACGCGAAGAAAGTAGTTCGTCCAGAATTCTACGGAAAAGTATACGTTCATGGTTTGAACACTCTTTAATAGTTAGTTAATTTATTTGATTAACAAATTAACGAATTAAAGAATTAAAGGGGCGGCCGAGGGTCGCCCTTTTTTACTGTTCAATATTTATATTAAAGGAACATGTATGGCAGTACCTTATAACAAATATTCAATGCAGGTTATAATTCGATATGATGGTCGATTAGTGGATGTACTAGATCGTATACGAGCAATTAGTTTAGTACTAATGGTTCATATCGAACAAGACTTAGGTCCAGATAAAGAATTAGTAACTATCAAAGTAATGACTCCAAAACCACCGCATGATACATATAGGGCACTACGGCAGGCGTGTTTAGGAAAAATAGAAACTCTTAAAGATATGACGTTACGAGAATCTACACTTACAAAATTATTTTAAGTTTTAAATTAGGTTATTATGGCAACTTCAAACAAAGAAAAAACACCACCAAAAAACGATATTAAATTTTCTATAACGTTATCAGAAGAACAAAAACTTGCAAAAGCTAACATCATAGAAACACCGTTTAATTTTATTTTAGGTAAAGCTGGTTCTGGAAAAACATTGTTAGCAGTTCAAATTGCATTGGACATGTTTTTTAAACGGCAAATAAACAAAATTATTATAACCAGGCCTACGGTATCTAATGAAGATAATGGATTTTTACCAGGATCGTTAAATGAAAAAATGGAACCATGGCTTGTTCCAATTCGTAGCAATATGCGTAAGGTTTATAATAAACCAGAGCTATTGGATAAAATGGAAAAAGAAGAAAACATAGAATTAGTTTCCTTAGCACATTTCCGCGGACGTACATTTGACAATGCAATTTGTATTGTAGATGAGTTTCAAAATTTAACAAAACAACAATTACAAATGGTTTTATCTAGATTAGGAAAGGAAAGTATAATGATATTAACTGGCGATCGTTATCAGATTGATTTAAAATTTAATAATGATTCTGCAGTGCATGAAGTTCCTAAATTAAAACCATCAAAATATGTCAATGAAATTATTTTAACAGATAATCATCGACATCAGGCATTAGAAGAAATTTTAAATCTTCTAAATGAAAAATATTGATATTTATAATAAAAAGGAGACGAGATGGATTACAGTGCAAATAAACCAATATGGCCTGGGTCTTCATCATTTACTGCTGGTAGCACACCATTTGGTTTTTTTGATAGTGATACACTGTTCCAATCTCACGCAGATAAATTTGCAAAATATGCAGCACAACATGTAGGTTATCCTATAATGGATGTAGAATTACAAGACATTAATTTTTATACAGCATTCGAAGCTGCGGTTATAGAATACTCTAATCAAGTCAATCAAATTAACATAGTTAACAATTTGATGAGCACGTTGGGTATTCAAACCGGTTCTAGTTTTTTAACCAGTCAAGGATTCACCGGAGCTGTAGTTGGAAATTCTTTAGGGTATATTACTAAATTATCTAGAGCATATGGTACAGAAGCTGATTCGGGTGGTACGGTAAAATGGCGTAAAGTTAAATTAGATATGATTCCGGGGCAGCAAACATATAGTATGCGAGCCGCGGTTTCGGCGTCATTAGCTGCACAATCATCATCATTATCAACAACTAGTTCTATAGAAATTAAAAGAGTATTACATAATCCGCCTCCTGCAATTGTTCGTTATTTTGATCCATTTGTAGGAACCGGCTTAGGTTCGCAACAACTACTTGATTCATTTAACTTTGGAGGATTTTCTCCTTCAATTAGTTTTATGATGATGCCAGTACATGCAGATTTATTACGACTACAAGCAATTGAATTTAATGACCAAGTACGTAAGTCTCATTATTCATTTGAAATACACGGAGATGACATTAAATTTTGGCCAATACCAACTGCCGGCACCGGTAGTTCGGCATCAAGTATATTTTATGGTCAAGTTTGGGTAGAATATATATTTTCAGAAGAAAAAGAAAAAGATGCTTTACTATTTGGTAATACCGCACTTTTAACGGGCGTTGTAAGTGACGCGTCTAATATACCATATAAGTATCAAACATACAGTAGCATTAATGATATGGGGCGAGCTTGGATCATTAAATACGGTGCCGCATTAGCAAAAGAAATGTTAGGATATGTTCGTAATAAATATTCTTCAATTCCTATACCAAATGCCGAAGTAACACTTAACGGATCTGATCTTGTATCACAGGGCCAAACTGAAAAAGAAGCATTGATAACACAACTTCGCGAATTTTTAGATAAAATGACCAAAGAACAGATGTTAACACGACAAAATGCCGAATCAACACAAATGAATGAAATCTTAGGAAAAGTTCCATTAAAAATTTATGTAGGATAAGAAATGGCTTTATTTGGTGGAATACGAGATGCAAAATTTTTAGCTGCAATTAATTCGGAGCTATTAAATTTTATTGTTGATACAGAAATAGAATTTTATAAATTAATAGTAGAACGTACAGAATCTAATATATATGGCGAATCTGATTCTAAATCATACTATGATTCTATTTTAATTCCATGTTTAATAACTAAAGATGACAAAACTGCAAACATGGATGATTATGGACATACATATACAAGAACCGCGCAATTTGCTATTTCTAGAGATATTTTAGAACGCGCAGATTTTATGCCAGAAGTTGGCGACATAGTTTTTTGGGACAATGAATACTATGAATTAGAAAATGTTGATATCAAACAATACTTTGTCGGTAAGAATCCAGTAACGTGGCCAAACGGAGATCAACATGGTTATAGTGTATCAGTGTTATGCAATGCTCATGCAACTCGTCAAACACCTGCGGGTATTAAAAATTTAAGACGAGGTGGAACCAATGATTTTGCATATAAAGGACTTTGATGCCTAGATTGAATAGACAAAATATTGATCGTAAAACTAATAAACCAGAACCAAAACGCACGGAGGGTTTAACAGACGATTTATTGTTAAATCGTTCGGAGCAAATGCGACGTGACGATGATATTATACGTACACCAAAACGTACAATATATGATATAGATTATGCAATTAAATGGTTTATTGACAATGAAATACGACCGCAAATAACCGCAAAAGAACAAGTTATACCGGTACCTACTATATTTTCAAATGGAGAAAAATGGGATAATGTGCGGAGATTAGGATATCTTCGTGATGAAAAAGGTATGCTTCAATCTCCTATAATCATGTTGAAACGAAATTCTGTAGCAGAGCGAGATGCCTTACGTACACTAGATGCTAATCGCCCACAATCAGAAAACGTACGAATATATAAAACACGTTATAATGAACGAAACCGATATCAAGATGATTTATTTCCAATACCTTTAAATGATCCTACGAATTCTGAAAAAGTATATGTAGTAGATATACCTAAGTATGTTACTGTGGAATATGATATGATGTTGTGGTGTGATTTTACATCACAAATGAATTCATTAGTAGATCAAATAATGCCATATGGTAGATTTGCATGGGGTAATGAAAACAATAAATTTACTACATCTATCGGTAGTATAAGTTTTGAAACGGTGAATACTGTTGGCGAAGATCGTTTAGTACGTGCAACTATGCCATTAACCGTGTTGGGAACATTGTTATCAGAACAAGAAGCTCGTAGATCTACAGTAAGAAAAATGTATTCAGTTAAAAAATTATCATTTAATCAAGTTATTGACGTACAAGAAGATATTTTTAATACAACAGTAGTTCCTCAAGCATTATTACAAGCACAAAGCTATGTAAGTAGCGGAGGAAGTGTAACTGTATCTGGCGGAACTAATGTTGATATTGATGCAAACACAATGTCATATTTAACTACATTGTCAGATAAAACCGCAACATATTCATCTGGTACTACTGTAACAGTTACTGCATTAGTAAAAATTAATCCAGTAACAAATACCATAGCTACTAAAAATGAATTCAATGTGTATATCAACGGACAGTATATTGACAAAGTGGTATATACATGGACACCATCTGACACTGGAAATCAAACGATTATATTTGATACTGCCACATTAGGATACACCATAGATCCTAGTGACGTGATAATTATAAACGGGAGATGGCAGTAATGGCAAGACAGTTTAGGCCCGGACAACTACAGACAGGATCATTATATAATATTTCATCAAGTTATGCAGTAACAGCATCATATTCTTTAACTGCTCAAACATTATTAGGTTCTGTAGTAAGTGCATCATATGCGGCAACGGCATCAGTAGCTCCAGCGTATGTATTAACTAGCAGCACCAGTTCGATGCTAGCTCCATATGTTCTTATAACAAATACGGCATCAATGTCAGTATTAAGTAGTTCATATGCGGCAACGGCATCATATATTATAACAGCTCAAACTGCTAGTTATGTATTACAGTCGGTAAGTTCCTCATTTGCAACAACATCTTCGTACTTTAACGAAACAGACCCTATATTCGTAGCCAGATCTGGTTCATTTGCTACTACCGGATCAAATATATTTAAAGCATCTCAGACAATAAATGGAAATTTATTTATGAGTGGTTCGGGTAGATTGATATATAACAACGATGTTACGAATAACATGTTATTTGGAATGTATGATGGTAGCACTATATATGGACCATACTTTCAGATATTCGGAAACCAATATCCAACTCTTTCACACCGTGGTTCTGTTGAGTTTGTGTATGATATTAGAAATAGTGGAGAAAGTGGATTTAATATAGATTCATATAACGGATTCGGGTGGACCAGAAGATTCAGAGTAGATGATAGTGGAGTTACAATATACAACAACTTAGGAGTTACTGGTAGTGCTACGTTGCCAAGTATTACCGGATCATTATTTGGTACATCATCTTGGGCAGAGTACTCAACAACTGCATCATATATACAACTTGCGGAATCTGCTTCATATGTGCTAAATGCAGTAAGCTCATCCTACGCTACAACAGCGTTGAGTGCATCCTACTCCTCAACAACTCTATCTTCTAGTTATGCATTAACTTCGAGTTATTCAAACTACGCACAGACAGCATCATACGTATTGAATGCAATAAGTGCCTCATATGTGTTAAATGCAATAAGCGCATCATACGCTTCAACAGCTTTATCTGCCAGTTATGCATTAACCTCAAGCTACGCCCTATCAGCATCTCAAGCTATTAGTGCAAATACAGCATCTAACATATTAGGCGGATCAATTAATTACATTCCATACTTTGTAACCAATACAACACTATCTTCGAGTGCAATATATCAATCCAGCTCAACTTCTATAGTTATTAATCAAACCAATGTAACAACTGCCAACCCGGAAGCATTGTATGTGTGGCAACCTAACACATCATCGATTAATGTTATAAGCGGTAAAGGAAATTTAAACAACTACTTACAACTTAACATACAAAATACAAACCAAGGAACTGTAGCATCATCAGATGTAGTTGCAACTGCAAACAATGGAGATGAAAGTACCAACTACATTGATATGGGTATCAATAGTGAAAACTATAATACCGGATTTATTGGAGGAGTTAATGATGCCTATCTGTATTCAACCGGAAGATACCTACATGTAGGTAATGCTTCAAACTACCCAGTCCAAATATTTGCTGGTGGTAGTGATGTTGATATACATAATAAATTAGAATTGAATCCTAATAACCAACATCGAATGTCTGGTTCATTGGATGTAAGTGGAAGTATAAAAGCATTTTCATTTACTGGATCGTTGCAAGGAACTGCTAGTTATGCAACCGCAGCACTAACAGCCTCATACGCTCTTTATGCAGCAGACTCTAACTTGTTGGATGGAAAAGATAGTAGCATATTTGCTACAACTGGATCTAACACGTTTATTGGCAATCAAACGGTTACCGGCAGTTTATTTACAACTGGTTCTAATACATTAATAGGAACAACCCAGTTAACTGGATCATTTAATGTGTCAGGTAGTCAAGCTATAAAAGGATACATAGAGTTTCAGCCAGTAACAACAAACATCAACACCGCACTTTCAGCTTCGTATATTTATGTTTCTGGCTCAACAAATGACTTATACTTTTCTCAGAATGGCGATGGTTATAGCAATGTAACTCGTTTACGTTGGTTAGAAGGTAATCTATATACCGGTTTACTAAATGGCGGTATTATTACTCAAGTTAACTCAAACACATATCAAGTATCGAGCGGTAGTGGTATTATTGTTGACCTAAACGCATCATATGCTTCAAATCCATATCCGACAATACAATACTTAAATTGGGGTAACCTAACAAAAACTATTGATGCTTTAAGTGGGTCATATGATCAACAATTTGTATCGATAGACAACACAACAAATATATTTGCTCAAGGAACACCATACACTAATGGTCAGTATAACACTTTAATTCCGCTTGGTATTGTATTGCATCAAAATAAAAGCACAATAAATGGGGTTCAAACGTTTCCTGGAGTAGCTTATGGCTGGAAACAAAGATCATTTGATTTTATCAAATCGTTTGGTCCATTAAAAATCTCCGGATACAATTTAGCACCAAGTGGGTCGTCCACCGGAAGTTTAGTGTTAACTGGCGGAGTTGCTTGGGTAG